ACCGTACAGCGCGATCATGGCTTCGTCTTTGTCCTCGGCAACGTCTGGGTTGTAATCGTTGGCGCGGTTGGCAAACTCAATCGAGACGGAATTCATTACGTCCGCCACCGATGGCCGCTTGATCACTACCGGCGTTAAAAGGTCGCTGGTGGTCAGGTCATAGATCGGCGCTGTGTTGGGAATAAACGTTGCGCCATTGCCGACAGCCGTAGTGTCACCGTAAGGAATAATTTTTAGAACGCCTTCACTCCAGACTGCCGCGGCGTTCGTGATGTCCAGAATTTCCTGAATCCAGGCGCTTGCGTCTTTTTGTGCGTCAAGCACGGGCGAAAGAAACAGCCCGTTGGCGGTGCAGAAATTCTTATACTGCGTTAGATCGCCCGGTGTAACCACGCCGGCCAGCCCGTAAAACTGGTTAGCCAGAAGATCGGCGATGATCATCGAAGGCTCTGCGTCGGCAATGCCCGCGCCGAACGTGATGCCGCTCAGAACTTCAAAGCTCAGGTTCGGCAGCGTGCCGGATTCTCCCAGGTCCATGGCGGACGCGGCAACATAAGCAAGGCCGTTATAGCCAAGGTCCTGCCCCGGATGCGCCGAGGTTAGATAGCTCCAGGGCGTTTGCGGCCGCGCGCCAAGAAACAGCGTGAGGCTTAACTTCTGCTGCGGCTGGCCGTTGGAGTTGGAATCCGGAACAGAATAGACATAGGTGATGGTCATCACCTTGCCTGCATCGGCTGCGGAGAAGTTGAACGTCGCGCCGGATTGCGTGAACTGCCCAGCGCCGGGTGAGCTGCCGACTTGCGTCATCGGCGTTTGCTGCGTATTCGCAAACAATACCGGGCCATCAGAACCAAAGTCGGTTTGCAAAAAGCTGAAAGCGTCTGTCCGACCTACGCCCCGGTGCGAATGAAAGATACCCGTTCCCGGCGGTATGACTGTGGTTGGGCCGCCGGGGCCCGGAACCGTGAAAGTAACCGTGGCCGTAATGAGCGTCAATTTTCCTTTTGTGTCCCAGACGCCGTGGATGTTGAGGATTGGCCCCTGGCATAAGCCCATGGCGACAGCCGTTTGATAGGTGTACGTGGTGTTGCTTACCGCATTACCGCCGCCGGAGCCCAGCCCCTTGCCGCCGACCTTGGTTGTGCTGGTGTGCGGGATGGCCTGAAAGTCGCCTGCCCAGATCAGCCGCGCTGCAATGCGGTTCTGCCCATAGACGATTGGTATGACCTGTCCATAAGAACTGGTCTGCACTCTGAGCGCGGAGAGCAGATTCGGTTTTGAAGCGAGAGCGTTCTTACCGCCGCCTTTGCCGCCCATAATGCCCATACGTCGACCCTCGCTTTTTCTGGTTTATAAGGTGATTGTCAGCGGCAAACCCATCGTTGATTCGACGCGCGGCTTCTATGTGGCCAGTGGCTTTGCCTAACAACCGGCATTTCGCAGGCCATTGATTATTGCGTAAGACTGTGCGTAATTCGCCTATAATGCTTAATCGTGAGACACAGACAGCCGCCACAACCGCAGAGTCCGCCACGCTCCGAGCCACCACGCCCAACAAGAGACTCTAACCCGACCCCTTCGTACCCGCCACCCCCGCCGGATAACGTCCCTTTTAAGAAAGGACTCTAACCAAGCCAAGTACAAAGAGAGTGCATACATCAATAGCGAGAGCTATCAAAGCTGGCCAAAACGACCAGAAAAGCAGCCGTGATTTTTTATAATTGATCTTTTGATTTTCCTGAATGCGCTTCGATGCCTGCTCCACAATGCCACTGGCAATTGCTGCCTGTCTTTCAGCATCCGAGCCGTAGTACTGGCGCAAAGTATTTCCCCACGCTTCATATTTTTGTGGCAACTCAGCAAAAAAATAATCTCGTGGTAGCACCGTTAAGACAGCGAGTACGCAGGCGACCGCCAGAAACATAATGGACGCCAGTTGTACCACTTCTCCCTCTTCGCTTAGGAGCTTTGGAATAGCAAAGAGTATGCCCGAAAGAGTGGCAAGAACGGCGATCACGGCCAGCAAAATGCCAGCTTTAACATCTATCGCGTCGCCTAGACTTAGTTCTTGATGATCTCTCTCTAGGGTCATCTCATGAAAAATATTTTCCATAAATTATCCTCTCTTCTCTTGAATAGGTTTTGCAATATCTACCTTTATTGGGCAGGATTTGAATTTATTTGGCAACTGTCGTTTATAAGGCAAATCGTCGCTGCTGGCCGCAGCTCAAAGCACTTGCGTTCCCGTCCCAGTAGTTCGCCCTCGCGCAATGCGTCGCTTAGAAGAACGCCATGCGGAATGTAAGCGTGAATCACGATTGGCCACTCCACCACGATGGCGCCATGGGAAAACGTGCGGCCGAATTTGAATACGACGAAATCAGCCGGTTGCGGAGATGAATCTATTTCCACCACAAATTTTTCAAGCTCGTTCAAGTAGAGTTCTTCTGATCGATGCAGATGCCACTGCACTGAATAGTGCGGAGGCGTATATTCCCGCGGCAGCACGCCGCACTCCTGGTACACAGCCAGGGGAAACATGGCGCAATCCGCGCCGGCATGCTTTATCCTTGCGTGGTGGTGATACGGAGTGCCCAGCCACTCTTTTGCTGCGCGCACAATATTGGCCCGCTGCTCTGTGGCCAGTCGCTGCATTTTGTTTCTCCTAGATGGCGGTTTCCGGCGCGGGCACGTAAGGGAATCCTTCAAAGTTCACCAGATTGGCAAATTTGCTGCTGGTGCAGGTAGCCTGGGTTTTGTCACATCCGGGGTAGGCAGTAAACAGGTCGCCAGCATTCGGAGCAAACGGCAGCGGAGAGTTGAAAGTAAAGAATGGGCTAGGCGAAGCGAAGTAAGTTTTCACTGCTTTGACCAGCCCAGCGTTCGCGCCGGACGTGAAGGCAATCTGTCCGTTATCGTAATAGCCATCGGTTTTGGCCGACAGCGAAAGTATTTTATTGGCCGTGCTCCCACCCTGTACCGTATTCACTTCGGCAAAACTGGCTTTTACCAGCCCGCAGCGCGCGTCGAACAGAGTGTTGGTGCATCCTGGCTGCAGAATCACCGCCGGTAGCTGCATCTGCAAGAGCTTGGTTCCGGCTTCAACGCTCAATTTGCCGTAGCTGCGGGAAAGCTCATCCACCGGGCCAATGAATCCGGAGAAGCGAATCACGGTGCCAATCTGCACTCCGCTGGAATCCATAAACAAGCGGTCAATACGGAAGGCCGCGCCGTCGAATAAGCCTTGCCCAATGGCCTGAAGAATCGGCACGCCGTTTACCAGATCCGTGAGGCTGGCTTCAATGGTGACTTCCAGCGTGGCCACGTCCATGCCCAGCTTTTCTTCAATCGCCGACCGAGCAAAGTTGGGCGGTCCAGTGAGGAACGTATGCCCCAGCACCGTCAAATTTGTGTCCCAGCTTGTGTAGCGTAAAGCAGCGCCGTTCTTGAGAGTAATGGTGTAAAGATCGGCCATCCGGATCTCTGTTGCGCTCTGGAGCCATGTAACCAAATTGTTGCCGCCGATATTTGTTGGTGTTTTCATTTTTTGCAAACCGCCTGACTCTATTCGTGTCGCCGGAGATGTGAATGCTCCTGATGCAGCGCTGCTCGCCGCGTGGACGGGCTCGCGTCGTATCGGCTTAGCTGAGCTAAAGGCCAACGGTAATTGCTAATGCCTGGTGCGCGCTATTTGCGCACCGAAATCAGCTGTACTTCCTTGCACTCATACAAATTGAAATAGAAGTTGCTGAATTCAATTCCTTCGCGCGTACCGCTCGCGGAGTTTCCGCGCGACGTTCCGGCATCAAAGCGGACGCGGTGCAGGAAAGTAAAATCCGCCGTGATGGAATGACCGTTAGCCGGAGCATTGTTAAACTGCACCAGTCCGCTTGAGATGGTGTAAGTATTCGTGGCCTGGAGCGTGCCGTTGTCGTAAATGCTGGCAGCTTGATTTGCCGGATTCTGGCAAGCTTCCAAAAACCCGCCAAAGTTGCGCACAAGCTGAAAGTTTTTTGTTGTGCCGTCCCCGGTCCCGACGGGCTGACCCGAATAAGCCGAATCCTCAAACCGTTGTGTCAGGTCGCTTTCGTTCAGCAGGAAATCGTCAAATTGTCCGCCGCGGGCCAGAAAGAAGCCGATTAATGTCTCCAGCGGCGTCTGTTCGTTTTCATCTCTCGATCGCGGATCGTTCAACAGATACTCATAGGCCAGGGTGAACTCCCAGATAGGATTCTGGAAGTTCTGCACCCTCACTTCGCGGCCGGCAAGTGAGGACTGGATTTCCGTTGAGAAAGTGGGGTTCTTGGTAATCGTCCAGCCCAGGCCCCGAACTTTAGGAAAGAGAAGGTTGCTCATCTTACTCCTTTCCGCTTGAGCGTCCGCGTTACTTCATTGGCAATCATGTTGCTGTGCCGGCGGATGTGTCCCTGGAATGAAGCTGCATCCACGGCGCTGACAGAGTGGTTTACGACAATCGTGATTCCAGCGCCTCCGCTGTAGCCTGG